CCCCGGAAGAGCAATCTTGGCGGAGGAACTTCTCTCAAGGAAGCTAGAGTCCATTAATCGGTCATCCATCTTAGCTGCCTTTTAGCATCTAAGATGATTAATGACCTCTTCTTGAACTCTAGCCTCCTTAAGAGGACAGACATGTCAGAGATCTTCAGTGGCTGGTACTCGTAAGGGTCACTCTCGAGGATCTCCTGACGGATCTTGTGGAACATTTTCGAGATCTGACGGAGACTCGGGACTTTATCGATTGTGACGGCAGGAAACTTCCATGAGAATTTCTCATAGAGGTACCCTGTCATCTCATCGACAAAGTCCTCAAAAGTCATCCAGTCACACTCCTTCCCTCCAGAGAGCTTTCGAGCTTCCTCGAGAGTTCTATAGAGGGACTTAGTGTCAGGGTATGGTGGAGGGGTTAACCCGAGGTCAACACAGAGGGACTCAAAGGACTGCGTTTCAAGAAGGAACGAGCCCAGAGTCTCCCCTATGTAGCCCTCGATTACCCCCGCCATCTTCCCTGAGGTCATGATTGGGTTCCACAAGCCCCCAAGCTTAACAGCGTTCCATAAGTGGTCCACGGAGAGGTCATTCCTTAAGAGGATGGATAACATCCTCTTGGTCTTGCCTGAAATAATCCGAGGCTTCTTAAGGTAGTGAGGGTATTCCAAACCCCCAAAAACCTTAGGAAGGTAGGGTTCCAGACCGAGGGAAATAACTCCAGAGAGAAATCCATGGTATCGCCAGTGTAGGAACGTGAGTGCAGACTCACGAACCGGACCGGTCCACCATGAAGTCTCTTTGGAGGCAACAGCCCCTCGCGACCAAGAGGGCGGCATCTCCTTCTTGCGGGGGAGCCTACTATCTGGAGTACTCAACTGTCGAGCCCTTAGGATATCCACAAAGACAACTTTTCTGTTGACTCTATCGAGACAACAGAGTTGCTTTGTGAAGATTCCGAAGGACTCAGACCGTAGATGTACTCCAGGAGAAAGGATACCCCCCCCAAGAGGTAACAACCTCTCAAAGATCATCGCTCTTCGTGGACTACATAAGGAAATCTGGTCATCTCCACAACGGTTCGTGAGAGGATCCGCAAAGATATCTCTATCGGGAAACTTCTCGAGGGCCCACCTCGAGAAGTCTTTTTCGGTTATATCTTTGAGGACTCTCTCAAGGGGTACTCTAGAAGATATCCGGTTTACATAACCGGATAGCTCCCAGAAGTACCTCGTGAACATGTTGAGGAGAAACCAGCTTGAGGGATTACCCATCAGGATTCCCCGAGAGGTGACCCCTACGTCGGGTACCTCTACCTCCTTAGGATAAGAAATACTTACTCCTAAGGTGGCAAGAGGTACCAGACACCGGATAAGTGTGGGGCTCTTAGGGGTTATGAATCCCTCAAGGAGTTCCTTACAAAGATCCTGAGAGAAGGTATCAGTTGCTCTAGAGAGATCTAGAGAAACAATAACCTTCCCATCTAGGGTCTTATTAGGGAACTTCTTGAGGTTTCCATTAACCCTTCTCATCCAATCGATAAGGGTCCCTTCACCAGCTAGAGAACCAACTTCAGGATCCTTCTTCAAGGAGGAAAAACAGTAAGTCCTCAGTAGGTGGAGTAGGGTCGCAATAACACCAGGGGAGATAGTAATCACCCTGGCCTTTGCACCCTGCTCCTCAACTACTGAGGGCTTTACTGAATAACTCCTTGGAGAGAAATCCTCATCAAGGGCCACCTCCGGGTGACAAGCGTAGAGTCCCATGTATCCATGGACCTGAAAGAGGACATCTTTATACCAATCCTTAGGGGAACCTTGGTGATAAATAATATCATCAACAAGGATCTCCCTAAGTTCAGGATCGGTATAATGCCTCTCTAAGGCTCCATAGAGAAGGAGCTCTGCGCCGTCCTCGGGATGGTGTCCCCAGGTTCTCCAGCTAGGTTGAGGGACCCAACGTTCCTTTAGGGCAAGATCAAAGAGAAATTGCCTAAGGAGATAATTTCGGAGATTGGAATTCCAACTCCGATCGGTCTCTTTAGGTTCAACTCTTTGAGGGAAGAAAGGCTCCTCGAGAGAAGAGAACAAGAGAGGATCCTTAGGGGGTTCCTCTCCAGAGAAAAAACTCTGGAAAGGATCTACCCCCCCAAGGAAGATCTCTGCTATCTCCTTTTGAGAAGCCTGATCCCGGAACCTGGGGAACTCCAAAGAGAAGCTTTTAGATCCATCTTGGTTCTCCTTAGGTGCAATCCGAACGACCTCTTCATTGAAGATGTCATAAAGGATCCAACTAAGGAGACCCTCGTCGTGAAGTTCACGAGATCTCTTGAGACGGAGCGAGCAGTCCATCACTATACTCCTTAAAAAGGAGTAAGAGAGGACTCTCGTATCCCTAAGAAGACCTTGGAGCCAAGTGGATCTTCCACCTTGGGAGCGTGAGCTCTCAAGGATGGCAGAACCACTTGTAGTCCAATGGATACTCTTAGGGTCCGGTTCATGAGATCTTCGATACTCACGACCAAATCTAAAAGCCGCTCGGAGGATTTCCTCTGGTACCTCTACCGTAGAGGTGAGCGTTCGATGGTGGGTTCTAAGAGCCCCCACACACACTTCCGGGGAAGGCCCCGGAAGTGCCCCCTTAATAGAGTAAATCTCATAGAGGCAGAACGCAAAGTGGTCCCCATCATGTTCGATGGGGACCACTTTGGCCATCTCAGGGGTGAGGCGGGACCTCGGACCTCTAGTAGGGAAAACCTTCCTACTTAGAGGTCCGCGGGCCCAGGGAAAATCGAGCCATCCATCACGGCCAGCTCCGATGGTTCCACTAGGTAACTCTGGGTGATCATAATCACTTAGAGTTGCATAGTATTGGGACCAATCGCAGATGGCCTTGATCCGCTCGATGACCCAGTCACCCCCCTGAGAGACCCAACTCTTGAGGATCCACTTGTATAGCATACGGATGCCGCCCATCATCTCATAGTTCTCTTGGAGACCGCGACCAAGGGGAATTCCCTTGACGCACCCAGGAGCAACACATGAGAGAGCAGCGGCAACCGCCATCCAAGTGTCCTCAAGACGTCGACGTTCTCTGCCCTTAAGAGAGATAACTCTATTAAGAACCACTGACGATCTCTGACCTGTGAAGTTCCTCATGCCAAACCCGATGGGGAAAACCACCCGTCTCCGGGGAGTCTTAGCTCTTCGGGGGCCTGTGGAGCCCTCTGAAGGAACACTTAAAGGAATCCGAAAGATTTTCTTTGAGTGTTCTTTCATGGTCT